ACAGATTCAGGAAGTGAAAATGAAGGTCGTTCAGATGCTGCTGAAAATTTAGAATATATATCTTTAATGTTTATTCTTCCTCCTGGACGATATTTAACACGTGGAACCATGGTAGCTTCTTCAGACCCACCATCAGGTGTTACAAGAAACACGGTATCACTTTTATGTACAAATGGGAGCGTAATGATGATAAGAGATTCAGCATTTGATAGTCCACATGGTCGTGTTCCGAACATGATACATGCTACCCCTCGTCCTACAATTATTGATAGAACGACAAGATTTGATGCGGATGAAAGACAAGGAAATACATTATCACGATTGCCTTTTGTTGAATATAGACCTCCAATAGCAGATAGACTATCAGGAGAAGTTGTTGGCCATATAAATGCAGGCGGACAACGAGCATTTATAAGAAGTCATTTTATTATGGCCCCAAGAAATCCAGCTATTTATAGTGATACGATGCATCGTTTAATAATAAGGACGGATGGTGTCATAGGTACAAGTAGTAATGATGATGGCACTTATACGAGTATAACTGTGGCGAGTATAAATGAATTAGATGCTGTATTAAATCCACATAACCCAAATGGAGTAAACGAGTTTGCAATTGGAGGTAAATATAGTAGAAAAAAAAATAAAAACATCAGAAAAACGCGTAAAGGAGGAGGATATGAAGAATTTAAACCGGAGGAACAGGAGAAATTGATGGAACTACTGAAGAAACCGGTAAGTCTTGTATGTAAACGAGAAGATTTTGTCTTATATTGTAAAAATTTAACGGGAGCTAGTATTAGTTTTGATTCAATAGAAAAAAAAATGAAATAAAATAAAAACATGGATGCGTAAAAACATGGCAATTTCATTTACCGACATTGCAAAGGCAATGAATGTAAATCCTCGGTTTGAATACAGATACGATACACATTTGGTACAAGATCTTACACGCGACATTGAGTTGTTGCGTGCAGGACAAGATGTAACCTATACACCTTATACAGGTTCAAATCTTGCCTTTTATTTAAATTTGTTGTATCTGCGATCCAACCATTACACACAAGATTTGCTTCACTTTATTCAACATGTAGTGGGGCTTCATTGGTACCAACAACCGGCGACTGAAATTATCATTTTGCTTGAAGTATGGGTGGTTAAAGAAATGGAGCGATCTAGGCTTCGTTTGTTGGAAGAACAATATGAAAATGTGATTCGTGCCATGATTAGTTAAACCAATAAAACTATATTAATATAAAAACATACCATATACATGAAATTTTTTATTCTCATGACAATGGGGTCTGTTTTTTCTCTGTCAAATTTATGCAAAAACTGCAAACATTTTATTAAACCTACCGGTAAAAAAGTTGGCAAATGTTCATTATTTCTGGTGGATGAACAATATTTAGATTGCATTCGTTCAAGAAAGAATGATTACATGTGTGGAGAAAAAGGACGTTATTATGAATCAAATCCATTTTTGTTTTTAGATTCAGTACATCATCCAGTTCATGATCATTCAATTCATGATCATCCAGTGGTTCATGATCATCCAATTCATGATCATTCAATTCATGATCATTCAGTGGTTCATGATCATTCAATAGATCATTTTTTATAGTTTGTTGAACATGTAAAAAATGCTCCTTAATTTATCGGGTTCTTTTACGAGATTTACGAGATTTACGAGATTTACGAGATTTACGAGATTTACGTTTATATCCTCCAACGGATGTACCAGATCTTTCCCATTGCACAATTGGCGAGATGCGTGGTGTACTAGGTGAAGAAGGAGATGAAGGAGGCGGAGGAGGAGCAGACATATCTGTCATTACAGGTCTTACTTCAAGTGGTAAATCGCCTTGAACTTTTTTTGGATTGTAAATTTTTGACGACGTCATACTATTATATTATATTTAAAATTGAAATGAAACAATTATTGTTTTTATAAACACCATGCACATTTCTCCAGTTTTCATTGATGGCGTACAATTTGATGAATGTCATGTATTGAAAGTTGGAAAACAATATGTGGTTTACCATCGCAACATTCACAAGGGAACTGGTGGGGAATACTTTTACGGAATGTACAATGGGAATTATTGTGGTCAACACGAATTCATCAAATGCAGGGTTTATACAAATGCTCTAGCAGGAACATTGAAACGTACGGATATTGTTAAACCCGTCATACAGATTGATAGTGAATTTATTTTCCGTAAAAGTTCTATCTAAAAAAATGAAACGAAAAAATACATCTTTTTTTTAAAAGATGGATTTGAAAGAACTCTCCGAGTTTTATGATGCGTCAACTATGGATTTTGATGAATTTATAAGTATGTATTACGCACCTAAAATAGATATTAAACAAGAACAAGATGCAGAATATTTAAAATCGGAACAATTAGATCGTGAAAAGAAACTCCGCCGAGAACCCAATCCTACAAAGGAACCCAATCCTACAAAGGATCCCAATCCTACAAAGGATCCCAATCCTACAAAGGAACCCCCCGAAGATCCAAAACCTACATTAAAGGAATTGCGTGAATTGAGAGTAAAACATTTAGAAAAATAACTTTATGTTTCTATTAACATAATTCCAACAATTGCCATTAACATTCCAACTCCTTTTTTTATGGTAAAAGCAGAATCTTTGAATACAAAAAAACTTAACCCACTAAGTATAATCAGCGGAATTATTGTTGCAAAAATAGAAACTGTAACAAGACTAAATTTTCGTGAATATGCCATCAATAAAAGTGGTACTAATGCTATTATAGTTGCATACGATAATAGATAATAAATGTATTTATGAGTAATTATATATAATTTTGGAATTAATACACTTGAACATGCAAATATGGTGACTAACAACATCAATACAAAATCATCCATATATTTACTTATCTTTTTTTGCTAACATGGCTCGGCTATAATCCGTATATCCGTTTTCAATATCACTATATCCTGGAAGTTGAACCACCGTAAGAGGTGTCAATACATACCATTGATCGCGTTGTTGCAATCGTTTCCAATAGATGTCAATGGCGTACAATGATTTAATTGGTAATTTAGTGAATAGAGCCAGAGATTCTTGATAATTGTTTAACAGTGTATCATAATAGTGTTGTTTTACAATGTATCCAGTTGTGGTTTGTGCATTGAATACCCGAGCATGATGTTCATCTATCTGTTCAAAGGGAGGTGCCATGTTTGTTCCTAATAAAAGTACGTCCCAATGTTGATTCATCACATGAGAAAGTGATTTGTTAAATACTTCTAGGTTCGTAAACGTAATGTCATCTTCCATGACACAAACGCTTTCCCATTGATGTAATTTTGCATGTTCAATGCATTGGATATGACTCATCATACAGCCAAGAGCACCCTGTTTATGAAGAACAGCAGGCATACGTGTTCCGGTGAGTCCAAGTAAGGATAATTGTCGTTCTACATGTTCTTTACGATCGGTACGATGGTTCAAATTAATGTAAAGAATATGATCCATAAATAATCTTTTGTGTTTTATATTAAACTTGATTTATAGATTAATTATGGAAATATCTCAACGTATAATAGAAAAGGTATTAAACTTAAACATAGTTTATTATTATAAATGGGTATACCGAGTTATTTTTCATACATCATAAGAAAGTATCCTTCCATTGTATCCAAATTTGGACATACGATTGATAATTTTTATTTGGATAGCAATTCTATCATTTATGACATGGTATCCAAAATGGATAAAAATTGTCCTACGTTTGAAACCACGTTGATGATCAATGTATGTAACAAAATTGATGAATATTTATCCATTGTTCAACCTAAAAATGTATTCATTGCGTTTGATGGTATTCCACCCATGGCCAAGATTAAACAACAACGTGATCGTAGATACAAAAGCTGGATTCTTCAAAACATGTCTAAAAAGTCAGAGTGGAATACCATTCAGATTACCCCAGGAACGACGTTCATGAATCAACTGAATGCACATTTAAAAAATCACTTTAAATCGTACCATAAAAAGTATGATTTTTTTAAATTATCAACGAGTGAAGAATATGGAGAAGGAGAGCATAAACTCTTTGAACACATACGCAATCATCCACACAACACAACAAAAACATTAATTTATGGATTGGATTCAGATTTAATCGTGTTGAGTTTACACCATTTACAGTATGGAGATATAAAATTATTGCGCGAATCTCCTGCATTTATGATGATGGGAGATGATTTGCATGTATTGGATGTACCTACCTTGGCCGATGGAATCAAAGAAATTGTGGGGGAAGATAGATTATCGGATTATACGTTCATGACGTTTCTTCTAGGAAATGATTTTATGCCACATTTTCCAGCACTTAATTTACGAACACGAGGGTTTGATACGTTGTTGCATACGTACAATGCGTGTATTTTACCGTATGAAACGTTAGTAAGTGGAGATAAAATTCATTGGGACATGGTTCAAAAATTAATCCATGGATTGGCAGAACGTGAACATTCGTTGATTACTTCAGAATATCATAGTCGCAATCGTTTTATCGCAGATACGTCCACGGAAGAAGCCAGCATGAACAATACACCGATGATCAAACGAGAAAAGGAATTGTTTATCTGTCCTATACGAACTGGATGGGAAAATAGATATTATAATACGTTGTTGAAAACGGCAAATCTTCCCCTTATATGCAAACATTATACCGACATGTTAGAATGGAACATGACGTATTATACCACAGGATGTGTCAATTGGCAAATTTATTATCCGTATATGTATCCGCCTTTGTTAAACGATTTAAAGCATCATTTACCCAAAACATCTCAATTAACACAGGATGATTCACGTATGAATGAAGTAGATGTACTTCGCTATGTGTTGCCAACCACCTATCATTCATTCATACCCAATGAACAATCTAAGGAAGAATTGGTTCCTACGTTAGAATGGTCCTATTGCAGGTACATATGGGAAAGTCATGTATGTTTTGTTTAATTTTTTTAGTTTTACCCCCTTTAAGTTGTGCTACAAATGTAGTTACATTGCCTGTACTTGAAATTGAACCCACACTACGTGGTTGTAAAAATGAAATCTATACATCTTTAAATCAACGTTTATTCAATTAAAATTAATTTTATATAAATATATTATATGCAGCAGGAAGTTCTATATGGTAGACTTAAAGTTCCATATGGTACACTTGAAGTAGGAAAAAAATATCGTATTCATAAAAATGGTGAATCACCGTCTAAAGATATAATTGGAACATTTAGCAGAATAATAGATTTTAATGGAGACATAAGAGCTGATTTTAATAATATAATTGAACCAAATCATGGGACAAAAACACTAGCAGATGGATCTTATCCTCACATTAGACAACCCGAAAATATTTTACGTAGGTTTCCTGTTGCTACAACAACTTTTTATGAAACAGCGGCTAATATGGATGTACAAAGAGTAGTAGCAAGTGCGACAAATCATCTTGTTCAAACTCCGTTAATTAGAAAATATTTTGGTGGTAAAAGAACAAAACGTCGCAAATCACGCAGAATGATAAAAAAATAAATTAACGTGAAGAAAACAAATTTTATAATCCAACTAAACGTTTACCTAATTCAGTGAGAGTAGGTTCAGGAAGAGGAGATGTTTCATAAACTTCTCCTCCATAGGTACGCGGTTCTTTTCCAAATAATTTTGCTTTATGTGGCCAATGTGATGTCATTCGTTTGTCGGTAAACGCGTCTATCCGTTTTTGTAATATTTTATCAGAGGCCATATTGCGAGGAATATAGCATAAATAAGCAACACATCTAAAATTAGGTTTACTGCGATTTTTTAGAGGTTCAACACCGCAATGTACAGTACGACTATCCCAGAGTACCATAGATCCTCGTGGACATTCAATTCGTATTTCTTCACATCCTTTTTCCAAGTAAGCATCTAGATGTTCTTGTTCCAACTTGAACCAGTCACTTGTATCCGTCAACGAAAAACGGTCCGCCATTTCTTTGTGATACAAATGACTTTTAGATAAAACTGCTAGTGTTGCGTCACCGGGTCTCACTTCATACCCAGTGACCCAACTTTGTACACATTCAAACTCATTGCGTGTATAACTCTGGTCTACGTGATACCATGTATTACGAAAACTTCCGCGTCCAGTCACTTCATGGGGCATGTGAAACGATGCACCGTCAAAACTGCAAATTAAATCTTCCGGTGGACATTTCCATAGTTGTGAAAATACATTCACACATGCAGTATTTTGGCGTACATTCCATATGAACGGAGCATGACCAATTCCGTGATTTTGATGTAGCATGGAGTGTTTGGGGTACAATTTTAGCATTTCTACCCATGAAGATTGATGATTTCGGTCTACAGGGGTGTCCCATTTTTGTGTAAGACATTCTAGTGTTTCCCACATACCAAGTTGCATATCAATCGCTTCTTTTGTAGTCAATACATGGGGTACAATTGCAAACCCATTTTGTTCAAGTTCCTGCTTTACGCACTCCATTTTTTTAATTTATTTTTTGTATCCTTATTTCAATTTTTTTGGCAATGTGTTTCGCTTATATTTACGCGTTTTACGTTTTAATTCATAGTCTCTTTTCACATTAAAATATTTTTGTTGATCCTTAAATCTATCTAACGTATAATAATTATGTGAATCTTGACCATTCCCACGTTTCATTTTTACATTTGTATAATATTCTAAGGACATGGTTTGATAATGATTAATATGTAAGTTTTGTTGTGACATGTTGTACAAATTGATATTTGCTTTTGAAAAATCTGAAAAATATAATTTTTGGGCATTTAATTTAGAACAATGATTTTCTAATTGTTTTAGATGTTTAGTTTTAATTAAAGATTTACAATATCCAATCAAGTTATTTTTATGTTTTACAGTTTTTACATAAGATTTGATATCTTCTCGCATCGTAAATGAAGAAACGATATGTTTTGGTTGTTTTACAAGATGATTGTTTCCAAAATTTTTCCAGGGTAACAAGATGGTTTCAATATGTTTTGGTATGTGATGGATGTAATCCAATATAGTTTTATATTGATTCCTGCTATAAATGTATTCATCTACATCACATATAATAATCCATTCACTTTCTTTTTTTACACGATTTAAAAAATGTTTATTCATTAATGTATTTTGAGTTTCTTTTGTACGATCACTATCTACAATGAGTGTAATTTTTTCATTATATTTATTTAGTATATTTATATAATGATCCGTACTTCCATTATCTATTAAATAAAAATGTTGGATTCCTTCAGAAATATAATGTTCTATCCATTCATTCATGATCATGCTTTCATTTTTGAACATGGAAATAATAGAAATGGTATATTTATAATTGTCCATATATATTAAACATATTATTTATTGAATCATGAAAGATTTAAACACATGTACTTATATTTTATATGGTGAAGTTAATTAGTCATTCACAATCAGATTCGCAAAGCATACAAGATTTAGTGGCATACTGTGCACGCGTTTCTAATCCTGCAAATCAACAAAATACGGAAACCAATGAAAAATTAATTCGGTACCTCATTAAAAATCATCATTGGTCACCGTTAGAAATGGTAAGCATTTGTCTTGAAATAGAAACAACACGGGACATTGCAAGACAAATATTGCGTCATCGTTCTTTTTCATTTCAAGAATTTTCACAACGATACGCGATTGCAGATTTAGGATTTAGTCCTAGAGAAGCAAGAGTTCAAGATCCTAAAAATAGACAAAACAGTATGGAGGTAGACAATGATGCATTACAACAGGATTGGAAAGAACAACAAGATCGTGTCATTGAAGCCTCACAACAAGCATACAAATGGGCCATTGATCATGGCATTGCCAAAGAACAGGCACGTGCTGTATTACCCGAAGGAAACACCATGTCGCGAATGTACATGAACGGAACGTTGCGTTCATGGGTTCATTACATTCAATTAAGAAGTGGAAATGGAACACAAAAGGAACATAGGGAAGTTGCTCTTGCCTGTGCGGATGCAATTGAACCCATTTTTCCTATGATTAAAGAATTTATTAGTGACATTAGATGCACGCTTTTTTAATTTACTAAAAATATTATCATAATGTATGAGAACGTTTACGGCAAAGTTACCAGTGACAAGTACTGCGGACCAAGTACGACAAATGAATGCAACTCGTACAGCACAAAATAATCTTGCTAAAAGTGGCGGAGGAACAACGGTTCCTCAATTCAGAACATCCACCACAACCAATACCGCTATTCAAAAAATGGCATCCCATCAATTAGCCATGGATCAAAATAACAAATATAATGGATGTGTAGGTAAAGCAGCAGGATCATGCGGTGGTGGTAAACGAAAACGTCGGACTCGGAGAAAGTATAAGATGAAAAAGAAGTAACATGATGATAAAATAAATGTATGGATTATAAAAAACTGGATCTATGTCTATGAACGTCATTGTACCTGAGATAAAAATAATGACAATCATGGATAATAATGCAGTTAGGGCAAATCGTGTAACAAAATCCATGTTATATACGAACATAAACAATTTATGTATTTATTCATATAAAAGGAATCAAAAACCATTCTTCCTCTTCCATAATCGTAGGAAGAATCGTCATTTTTATACCATTAAAAATATATTTAAATTTCAATTTTTATTTTTTACAAAGTGTTTCACTTATTTTTTCAGTTCGCGTATTTAATAAAAATTCAGTTACTTTGATTGCATTGGCATCATCATTGTAATATTTAGATAAGTTTAATAACAATGTTTTTTTATTGATGGGTTGTTTAATGGTTTTGGTTTGGCGTATTAACTTTCCATCATTGTTTAAATCAAACTGATCTATTTTTTGATCCTTCATGATTTCAATTAATTTCGCAGACATTTCTTTTTTTTGATGATTCAATTGACGAAGTTGTTTTTTTAATGCAGAGGCTTCATCGTCTAAACGAACCCATTCTTTGATGGTCTGTTTTAAATTAGATTTATCCATATAGATAAGTATAAGTTATACTTTTTAATATTAAATTGAAATTTATACTATGTAATAAGTAATAAATGATCTTGAGTGATGTTCGCATAGGAAATCTTTTGTTTGAAGATGACGATGAACTTACTTTTGGGAAAAAATGTTTAGTGAACATTGGACCTAGTAGATACATGGTAGGCATATTTCATTGTTACAATACAGAGGAATTTTGTTTTAAAGAATGTACATATTACATGAAAGAAAATGATACTATAGTTCCGTGGTTAGATCATCCTTTAAAACCGATTTCATGGGTGAATAAACAATCATTGATTTGGTGTAAATCAACTGTTGTGTAATTGAATATATATTTTTTAAAAAATATATATTCTTATGTAAATATAATATAGTATAATATATGAAAGGAGGAACTGTACGAAGATGGGGTCGTGAATGGGTTGCTATAGTTGGAATCACTGATGCCAACCCACACGGAAATCGTGCTCCACATGATTGGTATGCATGGCATGAAGTTAGAATGTATCAAATAATAGAAGAAATATTACACAATCAAGGACGTGCAGGAATAATAAGCGGATACACGGATAAAAATATAGAAAATATTTTTAACTCAATTATTGATTCAGCCGATTTATTATGGTCAAGTCAGTCATCTGATGCCTTAAGAAGAGAGTATATTCTTTGTTTACAACGTGCAATTGCTGGAAGAAAGCGTCACGGTATGGCAGTAAGAGATCGTTCTACAAAAGATCCAGAATCACATGAAGATTTTATTAAAAAAGAAGAACAAATATTAGATCGTTTACAACATTATCATGAATATAAAGCACGAGAACTTGCAGAAGAAACACGACAAAAAACACAAGATGCCGCAGCTCTAAACACTCCAGATCAAATAGAAAAAGCAAGGTATCGTAAAATTTTAATTCAATATCAACGTGGAGACGCTTCGGTGTTAGATGAACTCAATGCGTATAGAATATCACATGGTAACCCACCATTATCACTTGAACCCGTTGATACCCGTGGTCGCCGTGGTTTACCAACAACGGATCCTCAACAAGATAAACGACATTTTGCTGTTTTGAATAAAGAAGGAAATGATTTTGGATTTGATCCAGATGATTTTCCAGAAGGAGTGAATTCATATGGTTGGGGTGGTAAAAAACGTAAATCTCGCAAAAATCGTAAATTAAAAAAATATACTAAACGAACTGTGTTATATAAAAAACCAAATACATATTCAAAATGATCTGGTGTAAATCAACTGTATAAATTATAAAATTGAAATATATATATATTTTATAAAGTGTAAAAAATGTCAGAAAGTGTTTCTAGTGTAGAATTACATAAAGCTATATTTATTGCAGTTCAAAACAATGATCTTGACATGTTAAAATTAATTACAGATAAACAAAGTCATATAAGAAATCATGAATCCAAAACCTTGATCATGGTTGCAGCTGAACTTGGATTGATGGACGTCATTGATATTCTTTTACAGAAGCATGCCGATATCAACGCTGTAGATTTTTATCATGGACAAACAGCGTTGATGCTTGCCATCCTGAGTAATCAAGATACAGTATTTATACAACAACTCATTCATCGTGGTGCTGACCCCAATATATTTTCTACCGAAGAATACAATGCCATCATGTATGCAGTTCGTCAAAAAAATCTAGATATAGTATCTATCTTGATACATGAAGGATGTCTGTTCAAATACATTCATACTAGATTTAATCAATATGCATTGACCATTGCAGTAGGTCAAGAAAATCATGAAATGATAGATTTATTGTTGAGGCATGGAGCAGGAGTTAATCATGTAGCTGTTTACGGTGCATTTGAAATCATTCTATTTCGTCGTCAATTGACATCGTTAAGTATGATGTTGGAATCTGGAATAGATCCCAACATGATTTTGCATGATCATGCACCCTTACTTCATTCCATCATTAAAAAACAATGGATAGATGGATTAGCCTTACTTCTTACCTATGACGTAAATGTAAATCTTTCTTATGGTAAAGAAACACCATTGCATTGTGCGATTGATGTAAAAAGTGTAATCATCATGGACATGTTATTAAAAGCAGGTGCAGATATAAATTTTGTATCTGGAGGATACCCATATTATGGATCGCCTCTTGCGTATGCATGTAGATCAAAAGATACCATGGAAGAAGCTGATTTTCTAATGTTAAAAGGTGCTAATGTAAATCAACAAATAGATGGTAAAACCATACTTATGATTGCTATCATGTACGGAAATCATTCCATCCTTCCAAGTTTAATTTTAAATGGGGCAACTATTTCATGTACGCGTCAATTGATAGATTGTGTAGATGATATTCAATACAATTATATTCAAAGTAATAGTTCTTATTTATTAACTAGACAATTTGTATTAGATATGATAATGGCCTACGAATCAACCCCTTACAATGTATTATCTAATTTGTTTCATGTGCGTAGACTTGTTCATAGTATTTGGACAAAGTTATTGCCGTTTGAAACCAAACAAGCATTGAAAACTCTTATCCATCATAATTTAAAAGATCAGCTGGCTTGTTATACAGCATTGCATGAAGGTGAAGATGCGGTCTTAAAAAAATTTAGACATGGTGAAGAAGTGGATTTTTCACCATCTAGATTACGCGGAATTGTGCGTCCTATGGGAAATCGTCATCTTCGTAAATGGATCATTAAGTATTTAATTCATCCTAAAAAAACACGCGAATTACTTTCTACTGTGTGTGTGATTTGATTTAATTTTGGAAAATTGCGGTGAAAAAAAGTATGCATCTTCACTACATAGTTTAGGATTCATACGTGATTGATGGGTAGATAATTTTGTATGTTCACATAAAGGCACAAACCACTTTATTTTTTGGTGAATACAATCCTTGCATAAAGGATACATAGAATTAAACAAGATTAAGTTTCATGTCAATCATGGTCATTTTAGCATTGTATTCTGCTAAAGTAACAAAGATAGGTTTGCGAATATACACTTCAATGATGTATTGAACCAATAAATTAGATAAACTAATAGAAAGACTAATGGTAATGCAATTGATGATAAATTCGTTCATGGTTAAATCATGGAGTTGAATTATAATTCATTTTTTTTCTAATGGTAGAGATTGCCTTTTTGCAAATTAATCTAAACCAATATACATTCAATCCGTATAAAGGAACAAGAGGAACCCATTGCATGTAAGTTAAGGTAGGATCATAAAGTAAAGGAACAAATTCTACAATCCGTACTTTAAAAAATACAATCAAAAACATACATTGTACTAGAGTACGAGTATAACCAGTAACATAGTTGTTTAAATTTAATAATAAGGATGACCATTCCAAATTTGTAATTTTAATCAACGATTCTTCTGAATAGGGATCATAGATACTTGTATAAATAATCCATGTAGCTAATCCATGATGCAACATAAAATCTTTTTTACGAGTAAAAAATAATAAATCTACTGCAAAATAAAATGCACCAAATGAACCAATTAAAAGACGTTCTGTATATTCATAAGGACGTTGACCTTGTATTAAAAAAAGCATACAGGTAATGGTGCTCAATACATCGTTGATCATACATATATAAATTGTGTTTACTGTTTAAATTTATATATATGGATATGTTATTCCTAGAACAAGTAAACAACAACACATGGTATTTAGAATACAACACCGATAATTGTGTTCATGATAAACTTTAATTTTGACATTACATACAGGACAAAAAGGTGATCTCAATTGAGGATAACACAATCTACACATTTTATGGCCACATTCAAAAATAATAAATTTGTTTGTTTCATTAAAACAAACAAAACATTCTTCCATTTATATTACACATGAATTTAATTTTTAAATTTAAAATTCACTCCATGCTTTATAGTTAAACGGAGAAACGGTTAAATGTTTATTTAACCAATATTGAGCTTCTGGATTTACTTTCACGGGTGATGGTGCAGGAGGAAGTTTTCCATCTGGTTTTTTACCAAAACAATTGGCTCCAAGTTTTTGATGAGGTCTCATGTTATACCCACCATTAAGACCTGGTATTCCACACCTTTTTTCATCGGGCGTTCCTTGATAAGATTTCCATGTTTCTTCCTGGGTTGGATATAATGCTAATTCATTTTCAGTCCATCCATAATCACACCATTCAGCACCCTTTTTATATGCTTTTTCTAATTGACTTAATGATGCTAATTGTCCGTCGTAGGCTTTGCAAACAGCCTTAGCTTCATTATAATTAAATTTTCCTTGAATGTGAAATGTTTGAGGAGCATACATTTTTTTATCATCATTTTCATCTTGATTGGATGGTTCAACTGGTTGTTTAATCATCACATCTACATCAGGTTCATTTGATTTAAAAATGTCATTCATTACAGCAGTTAATTGAATTCCAAAAAAGTAATTGGACCCAATGATAAAAATAATAATGATGAAAAAGAGAAACATTAAAAATTCTAATGCACTATATTGATTGGTTGTAAAAATAATGCCTAATAATACAAGAAATATGGGAATTAATACATATACCGGATTCATATAATTACAAAGTTTTTTTTCTAAATATCAAACAATAAGCATCTTTTGTATTAAATTCACATTCTGAAATGGTGTTATCATCAATTTCATACCATTTATCTAATAAAATACTTGCTGTATAATGCCCTCCACGTGTTCCACCAGAATGATTCCCTATAAATAAAAGTTCATAGGTTTCGTTTAAATTTAAAATGGGTGGTATTTTGACAATGTGTTGATTTTTATGATTTAAATTGGTAAATCGTTTTAATGTAATACATAAATAAAAGGGGTACACGGAAATGTCATACCATTTAGGTACAATTTTATCATTCCAATCTACCAATTCCGGTTTAAAATAATTGATGATGCAACTTTCTAATGTACATGGTTTATCTGGAATGGGTAATTCAATACTCCAAAATTCTTCTTTTGTTTTTGTATTGTCTAAATAAGAAATCTGTTCTCCTTTAAATAAGGGACAATTAAATTCATTCAATAAATATAATAATAGTTCATGAGCATCTTGCTGTTCATTTTGTTTAAAATGAGGTAATACATGATAAATAACAGCTACAAATCTATGAGGAGTTACTAAAGTATGATTACAAATCATTATTTTTCTAAGATCATTATATTCTTTGTGTATGAGTTTATCTGATTCAGTTTGATCAAACCATGCATTCAATTCAGGTAAATGAACTAACCCTTGAACAATCGTATTGATAAAACATGTATTTCCAACATTAGTTAATCCAGTTGGCATACAATTAAATGACACGATCAATTTATATTATTTTTATAGTATATGAAATATGTATTAATTGGATGCATTGTATTTGTTCTTGCCGTTATTTATTTAAATTCGGATACGTTTAATTTAAAATGCATTGTCGCCCATTCAGATGGAAAAAAATATTGTGTACGTGATTCAGATAGATTACAAGAAAGTGTAGAGTTATTGGCAGAAGCAACTAGACGTATGACGTTTATGGTAGAATCCATGAATTCAAAACATGGCGATGATCCACGTGTTAAATTATTAGTTAAAAATTACAATCCGAATAAAATCGTAGAAACACTTCCTACCAGTGAATATACAGCCTATAGTGAAAATAAAGGAACAAAACTTGCCTTTTGTTTACGTAAATATAAGGACAAGATGAAGTTGATTGACATCAATACACTTACGTTTGTAGCACTTCATGAATTAACCCATTTAATGACTGCTTCGGTTGGTCATAAAAAAGAGTTTTGGGACAATTTTAAATTCATGTTAGAGAATGCAGTGGCAGAAGGTATTTATACACCGATAGATTATTCTAAAAAATCACAAGAATATTGTGGATTGACCATTGACAGTAACCCGTTATTTTAAGAATGTTTAGGTAATTCTTATCCCCAAAAAAATATATAATATGAATGAATATGAATCATGTTAAAGAAGGATCTACGATAATGGTTGGTGTCATATCTCTTTTAATAATGATCCTTGTGAGTTATTTTTTTAATACAGTTAAAAAATATAATGATTATGGGTTGTTCGGTATTACATTGATTTGTATCATTGGGAATATTTATTTTCTATCACCGACAGCATCTTTGGTAAGTATAATAGGAGGAAGATTTTACAACATATTTCTTGTCGGTCTTTTTGCAGCAATTGGATGCATTGTGGGTGAAATATTAACATACAACATTGGTGCAGCAACGGGAGAAATTGCGTTGAAACAAGAAAACTGGTATGAACCTGCAAAAAGTTACATGATAAAAAATGGGTTTCTTACTGTTTTTATAATTACTTCTATTCCAAATCCATTTGTCAATGTTTCTGGTCTTTTGGCAGGATCATTGAAATATAATTTTTGGGAGTTTTTGGTGGCGTCTTTTTTAGGAAACTGGGTACAATACACAATAACTGCTTTTATAGGAAGGTTAACTAAAAAAATAAAAAATTAAGTAAATAACTTGTTAAAATTTAAACAATCCTAGGTAGGTTATTTATGTTGATGTATAAATATTTACCCAAAACCATTGAAGATTTTGACATTGATCCATCCTTGTTATGTCATCATACCAATATGCTTTTGATTGGCGGAGAACAAACTGGAAAAACAACCTTATCTAACATTTTAATAAAACATTATGGTCAAGATCCGGATCATGTTTTATACATTAATAATTTAAAAGAACAGGGAATCCAATATTATAGAACGGATGTAAAAAATTTTTGTCAAACGACCATGAAACAAAAAATAGTGGTGATTGATGAATTGGATGAACTCAGTGACCAAATTCAGCAAATATTTTTAAATTACATTGATAAATATGGTCACATGGTAAAATTCATTGCTACCTGTAAAAATAAACAAAAGATCATTGAAACCATGTATTCCAAATTCATCATTGTGTTATTAAAGCCAATTCGTCTAGAGTATATTCATGAAAAATTAAATCATATCATTCAAGAAGAAAAAATTCAAATTACAGAAGATGCCCTAGATACCATCATTTCATTGTCCAATCGGCAAATGAATTCCATGTTGAATTATTTAGAACGATACAAAATTTTAAACATGGTCATTACAAAAGACTATGTGATTCAAACCCATACAAGTCATTACCATGAATTGTTTGACACCTTTACTCAACACATTTTTTTAAAAAATGCAAATGAAGGTATTCGTACGATAATTCAATTGTATTATCATGGATATTCAGTGATGGATATTTTAGACATGTATTATCATTTTATTAAAACTTCTTCCATACAAGATCGCGATAAATATTGCTTGATTAAATCTATTTGTAAATACATTATCTTTTATAATACGATTCATGAACATCAAATTGAACTTATTTTTTTTGTCAATGATTGTATTAACAAAATTTCCAATTGTTCCCACAGTTATGACATGACACATACGTTGTCATAGATTCATCGGCTGATCTAGTTTGTAACTGTGTATACGTACATTGCTTTGATTTACACTTGAAACAAGTAATGTCTGTATTAGGAACAATGTTGGTTGAAAACAACGCTTCGTCTCGTTTTTGCTTTTTAGCCAATAAGTCTTTCCATGCATCTTTGTTTAATTCTTGATGTGTCATAAAAGCAACTGTATGGGGTTCTTGTAATGATTGTATTAATTCATAGGTAAGATTCGCAAAAATAGTTTTTACTTTGGATAAATAAATTTCAACAAAATATTTATTCGTCCACTTTTTAATGATGTTGTGTTCTTTTGCATATTGAATAGAATAATTATAGATTCCGATTTCAACATCTTCACTTTTTGTAAGATCTTGAATGGTTTCATTTAATTTATCTACGATCTTTTTTCGCATACCATCTGGATCAGTAACAATCGGCATTTTATATTATTAGAATGCTTTATTTAAATCAATTTTATAAGGTTCTTCTTCTAATTCATTATCGGAAGTTGTATCATATTCAAATGTAGGTTCTTCTTCTTCTTCCGATTGAACCTCAAAATTTGTATTTTCATAAAATTCATTCCACATTTCAATGGTAAGATTGCCGGATGGATTGACCAATAAACATTTTCCAAAAAAAGTAGTTTTATTCATAGGAGGCGGAAATTCATACTTGTTTTCATTACCTGCTTTTCCAGTTGTTTTTGCATATAATTTAATTTCATGGGTCAATGTTTTCCATGTATGTTGCAATGATCCATACAATCGTATTGTTTTGCTGAGAGTAAGATCTCCAGATGGTAATATGGTAATGCTCATATACGTTAGTTATATACTTACTCTTTAATATACAATTTTTTTTTTGATTTTTTTGTTTTCTTAGTTTTTGGTGTAAATTTTAAAAACCATTCTTCATACTTTTTAGTATTTGGTTTTAACGTTTCGTGCATTTTTTGTTTTTCATCAAATAGTTCTTTAAGTCCTGTTTGAACACCATAACAATTAATATTAAATCTACGAAATATTCCTTTGGTTAATCTTCTTTTTTCTTGTAATTTAAATAAATTATTGGCCGAACATAATATACTGTTCTCATCTAAGTAATCGCGATCGGCATAAATAAAGGCTAAATAATAACTAAATAATGTATCCACAGTTCCAATTTTGATGTTGGTGTTTTGATGTTTGATGACGTTATAACTATGACAAGCAACCGGTTTAAAGATAAACGCAAATGGAACATTTTGTATATGAATGGAATAATGTTCTAAAATTAATTCACCAATCGGTTCATGTACTTTCAACACGGGTGAAAAATCTTTCAACGATTTCATTAACGCCTTGCATGTATCATCCGCATGCAAAGAAATGACACTGTATTGATACAGATGTTTGTCATATGTCCCCCCATAAAAATCATCTGCAAATGCCCCAATAAAAACAACATCCTCGCGAAGTAATGTTTTTTTCACAATAGACATGGCATCTTTACAAAAAGGAAGTGAACATTTGGTGGGAGGTAACTTTTTGCAATGGTAGTTCATGGGATAATATTTATTCAATAAATTTAAACGTTTGTACACTTTTTCCCATCGGGTAATATCTCCTTTAGGTCGTGATAATTCTAAATAACACGCTTGTTTTAAAAAATTAATCGGTGAATACATAATTCCATTTATTTTTTTTCCATGTTTACACATGGCACGATATAATTCTTCATGTAAAAACGTAATGTCAATGACGGCCAATTTATTAACATATACTTTGTAGGTTCCATGATGAACACCTGCTTTTGCTTCCACGTCAAAAAATCCTTCATCTACAAAAATTTGAGCTAGTTTTTTAGCATTTTCTAACGCATGCGGTGTAAACATGTCATAATCAGGAAATTCATACTCATATTCATAAAATTGTGCCTCTTTAGGTAACATATCATTGATGGCAGTTCCTCCATATAAAAGACCTTTTGAATCTTGAATAAACTTTTTAACAATGGTTTTAATTTTTTTAGTTTCAGCTAAATTCATAAATTCTTTTCCTTGAATTTCTTCTAATTGTTGAATGGATGCTTTTAAAATGGCAAGTTCGCATTCATCAAACGTTAAATTTTTACATGTCATACTATACACAATTATTTATTTTATTTTTTAGAAAAAATACAGGTGAATCTTGATAATTTAATTTAACTCCATAATTCACTTGATACGAGTAGTTATTTTTAACAATCGTGTTGTATTTTTGACGATGTGTATAGGTACTTCCAAAAACAGCTCCCTGTGTTTTAAACGTCGGATTGTTTGGTTTATGGATGGTTTTAAAACAAGTATCACATTCTGTTTTTTCAGGATTGGTTTCACAAAAACTAGTACCTGTAGGAGTTGCATTGAACTTTAATTTGTCTAAATAAGTATTGCCTCTACCTTTTAAATAAGAGGCATAATTTGCAAAATAGTGTTTTGTAGCAGGTGATCTAGGTTGATATAGAGCATTTGTATTATTTAAGGAAGAACTAATGGTACTACGACCACTAAAACTAATTACATTTCCATTACCCCGAATGATGGTGCTCAATGGACATAAAATAGGTTTTAATTCTCCATCTTGTGTTTTTCCTAAAAATTTATATTTTTTATTTACGCGATCTGGAATTTTGCAGTTGTCACAATCTTTGGAAGTAACGATAGAATGTGAACCTGATTTACGATATATTTTTAAGGGACGACAGGAGGGATAGGACAATCCAATGATAGACGGCGATTGATTCATTGTCGTTGTTGGAATAGAATGATATGAACTCATAGTATTGCTTAATATAAAATATAAGGAATACTTATGTATATTATTATCATTTTATTGTCGGCTTTCATAGCACTACATTTTTTATCTAAGAAAGTGGAAAATTATGAAGATTATAATGAACAAACATGTTTGACGTTGGCAAAAAAAAATGAGGATAACATTACGTCCTTACAAAATCAAGTCAAAACATTACTTGCTTTACAAAATAAGGTAGATTCTTTACAGAGTACATCAGATGCAAATACAAAACAATTGAATACACTAGCAAATCAAGTTGGCAATAAATCATCTAACGCTCGTTGATAAAGAACCAATAAATCTAAAAATTCTTGACGCAACGAATCAATGTCGTTGTATATGATTTCCAATAAACGTTTATCTTCAGGTGTATGTGAATTGGATAATTGTGGATACAAAGGATGAGATGTTTTAGCATTCATCCATCGTTGACATGCTTGTATGGATAATCTATTGGCAGATTCAAGATAGGCTTCTACATATTCATTATGATTGGCCGCCATTTTTTTACTAGATCATCATATATAAAAAATCATTTTTAAATTTATCTCCATTTGCTTAAATTTAAAAAATAAATTTAATTCATGTTCACATGTTAATTTTGATTCATAAAATTAACATGAGCATCATAGGCAAGATCATGTGTATCATATTCACCAATTTTGATTCGTTTGTTGTTTACCATTGCAACAGAGATGAATTTGTTGGTAGCGGGGTTAAATGAAAATTCAAGTGGAAGTTGGCGTATAGACCCGTAAGTTTCAATACTTAAATTGGATAACGCACAATTAAGACGGTCCCCATCTTTATGATGCATGATAAATTTAGTTTTATTTTCATCAAAGAACGCCATGTACATCAAACGACTTCTCATGTATTGTTTTTTTTGAATGACAATCACATTGTATCCTTGGTTATGGTTGGGTGTATTTTTAATGATTTTCCATGTACCAGATTTCATTTTACGTTCAATCTCGCCGGATTCATGAACACGAAAATAAGACCCGTCCACTTCAATTTCTTTCATTTTGGTTACCTATTTGTCTTCATCATGATTTCAATTTTTTAATATATTTGTATCCTATGGACATTCCTAAAACCTTATTGATAGGTGTATATTTACATGGTGAAATACCATTAATACCCGGTACGGAAGGACAACTAGAACTAGAAAAATCTAGACTAAAAGCTGAATTACGACAACAAGGAAATTTTGAATTTGCAAAAGCAAAATCTGAACGACTTACAAAAAAGGCATCCTCCCATCCTGGATTTCGTCCTGTTGCGAGACAAGCACGTTATGATGCACGACAAGCACGACAAGTATTAGATGATCCTGTATCCGTTGAACCTCCTTCTGATTTAGTACCTGTTACAGCACCTTTAAAAATTAAACAACTCATACAATTGAATGCAGTGACTTGTGGTGTTTCTAATGTATCTACCATAGACATTTTTAATGAGAATGGATCCATCATTCATGATTTTTTTAAAATTACGCCTGCATTTTTAAGATATTTAAACAGGCCTCATTCTTTAGAAGAATGGGAATGGTATGTAAATATACTCCGACAAATATTAATATTTAAAAACGATCCATATCTAAAAAAAATCGTATCCAAATCACAAGTTGACATGTCCAGTTTATCTGAACCAGAAAAACAACATTTTAAAAGTATTCAAGATTATGTTCATTCAAAAGATAAATCATATGAAGTGCATACATTTAAAGAAGGTGATCTTATTATCAATAAAACATTTAGTAAATTAACCCCAAGTGAATTAACTGAAACAGACCCCATGTATGTAAATAAAATTTTTGCTTACAATGCGAATATTGATATCCTTGAATTGTTGGAACAATATGGTTATCGTGGTCCCATTACTTTATTTGATATCATTGATTTTTTACATGGTTTTGGTGTTGACACCATTATTTTAGTTGATTTTTCATGTGGTGTATTTTCATACAATGATAAAATTATAACGAATGGACGGTTCATTCGTAAAACAAGAAGATCATTAGGAGGTAAAAAAACAAAAAGAAAAAAGCAATTTTATAAACATAAACTATGAATCTAATCAGTAAAATAATTAGTTTTTTTATTGTTATCTTTATTTTCATTTACATAGGTCGTCAATATTCTAAACGAAAATGTTCATCGGTTACCATGCCTTCCATTACTGGAATAAGTAAAAATGATAAAAATTTTGATTATTTATTACGAGATTTTTACATCAAATCATCCTACAATAGTTGTGCAACGGGCAATTTTAAAAATGATTGGGTTGATTTGTGTGCTTTAGGAAATGTCATTAAACAAGGATGTAGAGCCCTTGATTTTGAAATCTATAGTGTGAATGAAAAAGCAGTGGTTGCCGTTTCTGATTCTACGAAATTTACTGAAAAGGGAACATACAATTCTATTCCCTTGGATTCCGTGATTAAATACATTTCAGAAAATGCAATTTCACATTCCATGTCCACGTCCTATTGTCCCAATTCCAATGATCCCTTAATTCTTCATTTTAGAATAAAGAGTGATCAATTGGACATTTACAATGCTCTTGCCAATTCCATTGTTGAATATTTAGATGGATGGCTTCTTCCAAGTGAATTTAGTTATGAAAATCACGGAAATAATTTAGGAAACACGAGTATTAAAGAATTATTAGGTAAAGTCATCATCATGATTGATAAAGTAGACGGATCTAAAATTAAACAAAGTAAATTGGATGAATTGGTGAATATATTAGGAAATTCAGCCTTTTTACGATCTCTTTATTACAATGACGTAGTGCATACACCCGACATGGATGAACTCATTGCTTTCAATCAAAAGAACATGACCATTTGTTATCCCAACTTGTCATATAAATCAGATAATTACAATAGTTCTATTTCTATGCAATATGGTGTTCAAATGTCGGCCATGTGTTATCAAACCAACGATACGTTTTTACAAGCCTATAATACGTTATTCAATTCATCGGGGTATGCGTTTATTTTAAAACCTGAAAAATTTAGATACATCCCTGTAGTCGTGGAGGATGCTCCTCCCATTGATCCTAGTTTATCGTATGGTTACAAAACGTATCAATCCAATTATTACAATTTTAATTTATAAATATATAGTATGAGTACATTTGGATTATTGGTGCATGGAAATATTGTTGCAGAAACATTTACGATACCCAAAGATGTATTTATTATTACAGTTTCCCGTTCTGATGTACCATTAACCGCGTTGCCTATTTTAAGGGTAATACTTAATGACATAGCACGTAATCAAACACCTAAACTATTTAAAAATTCAAACAGATCAGTAGATAGAGATGATGATTCGGATGGCTTAGAAACAAAAATTTTTAATGAAAGCATTCAACTTAGAGAAAATGCAATTGATGAGATTAATAAAGCAATTCATTATAAACAAATATCCATAGCTGAAGGTAGAAAAAAAATAGAAGAATATAAAGCTGCTATTCAAAAACTTAGATTGAATAGACCGCGTTTTAGAATGCATTTACCAAGAACTCCCATGTCAGAGCATACCTTGGAAGTTAAAAAGATTGATAATGGTGGTGTCGTCATCAAAGGTAAAAAAGAAGATGATTTAGCAACTACAAAATTATCTTCCTTTGTAGAAAAACATGGTCCAGGAGTTTATGTTTTAATGTGTTGTCGTGGACATGCCATGGAATTTACTAAAAAATTAGATATGATATTAACAAAGAATAAAGATTTTTTAGAATATATGTTTCCTACTAGTGATCAACGTGCAAAAAATATTCGTGAATTAGAACAACGATTAATAACTACATTTGGTATACCTAGAGATTCAGAAGAATTTAATTTTATCATGTCCGAATATAATTCTCCAAATAGATTTGATGCACACCAACGTCCAATAGAAAACGCAAGATTATTAAAAATATTTGAAAGATATCCTCCTCAAATGAAAAAAATGTTATCATCGTTATTATTGATTCCATTTTATTTTGACCTTCACATTAAACGAGCTTATGGTATTGGAGATTTAGAAGCAAAACGATACATAGATGCATATCATCAACATTTAAGTTTAGCTGAATTACGTGAATCATTAGAAACTTCTGCTCCTATGATATCAGCTTTATTTAGACAAAGAAGTGATGAGTTAGATGAAAACCTATTATTGGATATTGAAATCATGACTTTATTAGAAGAAAAGTTTGTTGATTTTACTGAATTTTTTAAAAGGGAAATACAAAAATATACCATTGAACAAAAACGTCAATTGTTAAATATATTAAAAAGAATATCACCTGGAACAAATTTATTAGAACATGGTGATGTAACATATTTTTTAG